ATTCTATTATTAAACTGTTTAATAGAATCTGGTTTAAACATATAGAATGATCCATTTTCAATGTATTGGATATCATTATCTTGTCGCCTTTTTCTTTTTTTATAATCATACCCAATACTTTCCAATCCATCTTTAGTTCTTTTCCATAAAGAACACTGATCAGTTTTTGTAGCCGCAAATAAGGAATCCCATACACCACTTTCTGCCATCAATAAACCATTTTTAATATCAATTGGTTCTCTCATTGGGGATGTAACCTGTGGAGCAAAGATCCAATCATAGTTCAATCCCAATTTTTTCAAATAGTCTATTGAATAAATCCAAGAAAGTTCAGAAGTTGCATCATCACCAGATACTTCAGGTGTTCTTAAAATACTTCCAACACCATATTTATTTCCAATTTCTAAAATGTCTTGAGAATCAGAACTAACAAAAATATTATCTTTATCAATTCCACCTTCAATACATTGTTCTATTGTCCATGAAATTAATGGTTTACCACAAAAATCTCTTATATTTTTATTAGGAATTCCTTTTGATCCACCTCTAGCTAAAATAATAGATGATACTTTCATAGATAACTTTCAATAACTTTTTTGATTTCTTTTGCTCTACTTTGCCAAGTAAACTTTTTCATAAAAATATTTTGAGCATTATTTACAATTTTCATTCTTTCTTCTTCATTGTCAAGATAAAATTGTGCTTTCTCATAGAACTCATCTTCTGTAGAGAACATTGCACAATTAACACCATCAACAACAATGTCTCCATAAACTTCAGAGTTTAATCTATTACATAGGATCAAACTTCTACCAGCAGCAAAAATTTCAAAGAATCTAGTTCCAACTAAATCAGCAGGACCAGTGGTTACAAGGCACAGTTTTGAATCTGATAAATGTCTAGCATACTCATCATCACTAAACATTGTGCCAGCATAGTTGTTTCTATGTGATCTTACATTAATAAAGTTACCAAGTTCACCATTAAGTCTATCTAATTGTGATAGAACTCTTTCTCTAAGATTTTCAAATTGCTCTGGTCTTGTGACTCCAGAAAAGAAAAGATCGTGTTTATAATCTCCACCATAGTTTCTAAACTGTAGTTCACTCGATGACCACATGATTCTATGAAAAGGACTTCCTGTGTATTCTGCATACTTTTTGATGTCATGATGAACAGTAAGACCAGCAGTTGGATTCATTTCTTTAATCCAATCAAGTTTATTTTGGAGTCCTGTATATTCTTTATTCAAAATAGGAAACAAAAGAACATCATTATCCCTTGTCAATGATGCAGGTTTCCCTTCACTACAATCTGTATGACCAAAACCCAAGAATACAGTATCGTATCCATTAAACTCACTGGTTTTTCTAGGCACAAAGTTTTTATGATCAATGTCCATAACTTCTTTCAAAGCATAATACATTTCACTATAGTAAGAGCAATATCCACCACTCAATGGTTTATTAGGGTGTTCACAAAATAATACCTTCATGAACGTTTCCTCCAAGTCAGGTTCACTGGATTGTCAAGATTGCCTTTATTTCTAAAGAACGTCAAACCATATCCATAAGGAAGAGTACACATCTCAAGGTCTTTATCCTTAGCAAACTCTTCAGCAGCACCCATCATACCTTTACCAAGAGTGTGATGCCTTGTATCATGAGTGATAAGAATACCATCATTCTTAAGATAAGGATAAATGTTATTTAAATCAACCAATACCTCCTCACCAATATGAGATCCATCATGCAAGATCAAATCATATTGTTCAAACTCAACATCTTTATCAGCAAATAACTCATTACTATTACCATGATAGAAGCTCCACTTATCACTACTCTTCGAAAAGTCAGTAATATTAGGGTTATCACTAAAGTTAGTAACATCTACACTAGTCAATACTCCACCAGTTTTTTCAAGAGCATGAAGAATAACGTGTGTTGAAAAACCACTACCAAATTCAAATACATTTTTAGTTTCCATACCTACAACACTAGAGTAAAGAAATCCATAATGAAGAGACATTCCCGTGTCACCTCTTTCTGCTTTTGCTGCAATCTGTTCTAGAATATTCATTTAAACTCTCCTATTATGATTTGAAGATACTATCTGTGGCATTATGGAATTTTGATTTATACCATTTGCTTTACCAGGAAGTATCGATGGTTTAATATCTAACTGGTGACAAACAAATGGAAAACTAATTTGATCTCTAGATGAAAACATGCATATTTGTTCCCACCACTTCCAACCCATACATTGAGTTAGATTAGTATTTCTTTGAACTCTTACTGGCAATTCATATAAACCATTATGAGAAGGATAACACATATTCTCATAAAAATCAAGTTGTTCTTCCAATAAGTTTGAATGATCAAACCCTATTTGTTTTACGAAATTACCTTCAATATAAATGCAATCTCTTTCTGGATGTTTGAATACAGCAATGTCAGTATCTTTTAGATATGTATCTATAACTTCTACAGGATTTGCATCTAACATATGTGTAGAATCTACCCAGAAGTAATAATCATAATCAGGTAGAAAAGCAAAGGGCAGTATCTTATAAACTTTTGCGTTTCTTCTATTTTCATAAGTTGGATCACTAGAAAACTTTAATACAGGATGTACTGTCCATTCATATGTTTCTTTTACATTTTCATCTATAAACGCATGATAATCAACACCTGGAAATTTTTTTATTGGCAATAATCCATTAGCACCGATAGAAGAAGTTAAAACTGCAATTCTCACTTTGATCTCTCCTCACACAATTTAACTATCTTAGGGTCAGTTAATTGTTGCTCTGTTGGTACAAAGAGTGCCCTATATCTTTCCTCAGTGTTCTCATCTATATCAGTTAGATAATAAACTGCAAGACTTTTTCTATACTTTCCTTCTGGACAGGTCAGTGGTTTAGGCAATCCATGCCATGAATTCTGTGTGGTATCAAACAAGATTGCTCTATTGAACTTAGGTTCAATAGTTTTGACCAACTCTTTGGGTCTATTCGTTTTTGGATTATTTGACCATAGTTCAAGACCACCACCCCAAGTGGAATCCCAATCATTAGACATATACACAATCAGATTAAGTTTTCTCTGCAACTTCAACCTAGGATGAATTGAATAGTCCTTATGAATGTTTAGATTACCACCCCTACCATGCATATGGAGTCCTCCACCATGTAATCCATAGTCTGGATATAAGTTCTTGATACCAGTCATTAACTTAATAGTCTCAATAAAATCATGAGAACATAAGTCCTGTAGTGTCTGGTAGATCTCTGGTGGAAATCTTAACCAGTCTTGTAGGGTTTTCTTATTTTCAATTGGATTTTTATAGAAGTACCACCTCTCATCATCGTAAGCAGGGAAATTTTCGGTTATACTTTGTGCTTTATCAGAAGAAAAGAAGTCATCAATAATCCAATGATCAAAGGGTTCTTCATGCATTGATAAGGTCATACTTTTCCTTACAGTATTTTGTTTCTTTCTCTACATAGTAATCTCTATTCTTATGAGAAACATTGGTGGTCACAGAATATTCGCCAACTCTATTCGATACCAATACATCATTTAAAAAGATAGGTTGTTCATATTTTTCATTCATTCCATAATAAAATTCACAATCCATAAAGTAAACAAGATTTTCATCAAATCTATTCACAACTTCTTTCTTAAAGGAAAGAACAGAAGGAGAACTAATTGTATTCACACCTTCTAATAATTTATCATTCCAAGTTGGATACAATTCCCAGTAAAAAGAATGTCCATCGTCTTGGGTGTGATTAGAACCATTCACTAACCACATCTTATCACTATTATCAAATTCATTTACAATTTTTTCTAATGCTTCATCGTCGTAGAAAAAATCATCCTGAAACATTACTTTTATAATGTCTCCCGAACACATGTCAATTGCTTTATTTGTATTAGCAGGACCATTACCTCTATTTTCAGCATTTTTAGAATAAACAATATTAAACTTATTTTCAAAAGTTTTTACAACATCAAGAACATCATCAGTTTCAGAATGATCAGAAATACAAACTTCAAAATCTTGAAAGGTTTGTATTTCTATTGTTCTCAATAAGTCATCAATAAACTCTCCTCCTTTACCATAGGATTCCCAGGTAGGTATAGCAATAGAAAATTTCATTGACTAATTTGTCCCTCAATCCAATAGTAAGTATAACGAATACCTTCTTTAAGTGTCATTTCATATTCCCAATCCAACTTCCCACGAATCAAATCATTGTTAGAGTTACGACCACGAACACCCAAAGGTCCATCAATATGATTTTTAGAAACTTTTTTTTCTGCAACTTCAGCAGCAATATCTACAAGTTGATTAATAGTAACCATCTCCTCAGAACCAATGTTCACAGGACCTATGAAGTTACTGTCCATCAGTCTTCTAGTTGCTTCGATGCATTCGTCAACGAACAAGAAGGAACGAGTTTGTAAGCCATCTCCCCACACCTCGATAGGTCCACCTGACTCCGGGAGTTTAGCAACTTTGCGGCAGATTGCAGCTGGTGCCTTCTCTCTTCCACCGTCCCAAGTTCCTTCGGGACCAAATATGTTGTGATATCTAGCGACCCTAACAGGAATGCCATGATTACGATTGTACGCAAAGTAAAGTCGTTCAGAGAAAAGTTTTTCCCATCCATACTCGGAGTCTGGGTTTGCTGGATATGCGGATTCTTCACGACAGTCAGGATTATCGGGGTCTAGTTGATTGTGCTCTGGATACATACATGCTGAACCAGAGTAAAAGATTTTAGTTTTATTTTGTTCTGTAATTTCATTCAGTTTACGTTGTTCCTCAAGAACATTCAGATTGATAGACACAGAGTTATGCATGATGTCTGCATCATTCTCACCAGTAAATACAAATCCTGCACCACCCATATCAGCAGCAAACTGATAAATTTCATCAAAAGGTTCGGCAAACTTATCTACAATATCTTTGTAGAAGTTTCCAAGGTATCCAGTAAAACGAACACATCTAGAAACAAAACGAGTGTCTCTCAAGTCACCTACAACAAACTCATTTGCATGAGATGCTGAATATTCAGGGTGCTTAAGATCAACTCCCCGAACCCAGTATCCTTCGGAACGGAGTTGCTTCACCATGTGACTTCCAATAAATCCACCCGCACCAAGAACAAGTGCAGTCTTCTTATAATCAGACATAAAATATTTAAACTCCTAGTATATATTATAGTTTAATCCATCGTTCATTTGCAAGAGTCCACTCTACAACTTCACGAATACGGTTACGAATGTCTTTAGGCACCCAACCCATTTTTTTCATTTTCTCACCAGAGAGTGCATAACGAAGATCATGTCCAGGACGAGCAGAATGGAAATCAACCATCTCGTACTTGAGTTCTTTACCCTGAGCATCAGCAATGATCTGTGCAAGTTGAAGATTGTTTAGTTCCTCAGCACCAACGATATTAAATTTAGGACACTTAGCATCACCCCAATTATTTTCAATTACGGTAGGTTGATCTAAGAGAAACAGAAGTGCATCAGAAACATCTTCTGCATGAATATAATGACGTGATCCTGGAATTTTTTTCGTTGCATCACTATGAATTGTAATAGTTTCTCCATCCCTCACACGTTTTATACACATTGGAATGAACTTTTCAGGATGCTGACGTTGACCGAATACATTCATTGTATGAGTAATATAAACAGGAAGTTTATAAGTATTCTGAAATGCTACTGCAAGTTCTTCACCACCTGCCTTACTTGCACTGTAAGGATTAGTAGAGTTATATCGATCATATTCACCATAGTTAATTCCATTAGGAGCAGGACCAAATACTTCATCTGTACTAAAATATACAAATCTTTCAAGATGATCAAGTCCACGAGCATAGTCAAGAATGTTGCAAGTTGCCACAACATTATCCATGACAAATTCCATAGGATATTCAATACTACGGTCAACATGAGAACCAGCAGCAAGATGGAGGATATAATCAACCTTACCAATATCGGCAGCAATCAATGGATTCACGGCTGCTTTCAGATCATGAAATACAATTTTTACACGAGCACGGTCTTCTGAAGAAAAATTTTTAAGAACATCTTGAAGTCTATTTAAATTACCACTAAAATCAAGACGATCAAGAGTTACAACTTCCCAATCAGTATTAGTAAGAATTTGAGATATAAGGTGATGTGCAATAAATCCTGCACCACCAGTCACTAAAGCTCTTTTCATTTTAATCTTTTACTATACTAGTTATTATACTAAAAAAGGAGAGTTTATGCAACCCTCCTTATACGGTCTTGCCATGCACGCCACTTATTTTTGCAGGAAATAAGAAACCAAAGTAGGGTCTATGACTCCACCAGTTCTGTTATAGTCCATCCGTGACTCTATTATAATCATCTTCAATTCTTACAATATCAGATTCTTCACATTCTCCTTGTTGTATTTCTAGAAATTCAATTCCGTTGATACCAGCTTGAAGTCTATGAATGAGTCCAATAGGAATATAAAAATGATCTTTAGAACTAACATCTTTGGTTTCGGAATCCAAAGTGATAATTCCAGTTCCGGATAAAATATACCAGAACTCTTCTCTCTTAGAATGTTTCTGAAGTGAAAATCTTTGATTAGGAGATATTGTTATAATTTTGACTACTCGAAAATAATTTCTTTCTAAGTCTTTATACGATCCCCAAGGTTTGGTTACTATATTCATTTTTAAGGGAATTCCGTATCAGGAATGACATACCAAGTCTCTAACATAACAAGGAACACCATCTGGATCTAACCATTTGGAATACTCAAAGTCTTCTATAGCTAGAAAGCATTGATCGGCATTATCAAAAAGATAGATGTCAGAGTATTTTTTACTATACCCATCTGCCTTCTGAAGACGTAAATCAGGTTTACCATTAAGTTGAATGTAACCCTTCTGCACATAACGATAAGGGAACCTTTCGTGAATAACAACTGTCTTAGTCATTGCGACGGACTTTGGATCAAGATCATTCATCAGGCAACCTCAACAGAAATTTTTAGATCAGAATACAAGCAGTCCATCATGATTTCATAATCATCAAGTGGATCTCCAGAAAAAATTACTCCATTAGATTCATAATATTTACGAACCTTCTTAAATAATTTTGGACTTTTTACATCTAAGAAAATTTCACCTTTTGCAGCATTACGAAGGGTATCTAAATCCTTGGTCTTGAATTTTTCAGTCAGTGCCATTGTCCGTTTTGATTACCTGTGTATTATACGGTGTTGTGATTATGTAGTCAAGTAGAAGTAGGTTCCTATCGCCGCTACTCCTGAACCTACTGAAGGGGAGTACCGCAGTTGATTTCTCAACTCATATATTATACTACCCCTAGTGCCCTCTGTCAAATGGTGCCCAGTGCTGCCAGTTATATTTGTGAACTGCCCACATTCCTATGACAGGAACAAAGACTAATATAAAACTTAAACTACCAACACCCCACGGATTATTGAGTGTTGCAGAGGCAAAGTGTGCTGCCTTGAGTGCTATGTTACCCATAAGTAATCTCCCTCGTTTTCCAAAGTTCTAGAAAATAACGATCAACTTGATACAAGTCTTTAGCAGGTGGAATCTCATCAATATTTTCAGACCACTCTCTACAAAGTGTTCTCATCTCACATACAATATTATTCGGTGTGAACATTCTACCAAATGAGGACATGGCAAACGCATGTCTCATCTTAATGAGATGTTCCATTTCCGTCATATTTGTCACTTTCGTAGTAGATATTTTCACCTTTTCTGTGCCCGAAATAGATGGTGGCACATAGAAAGGGTAGTGATCCGAAAAGTAAGACATCAGATAAAGTCATATAATATTGCCCGGTGATAGAGATTGGAAAATTTTAGCGCAAACATCAATAGCATAAGGTGCTCCATATACACCAGAGAAGATATAAGATATACCCAACTTAGAGCAGTACTTCTCCAGTTCCTGACATTTTGTTATGTCAGTATTACTATGATCAATAATGATATCACCCTCCTCAAGTAATGGTAGTAACTCATCAAGTGTGTCTTCTACCTTTACTTCTGGGAGTGTGATTTGAAAGATACCAGGAACTTTTCCGGCACTAGTGTATCTAAGACTATCAGATTTGACTGCTCTAACAAGATACTCTAGTGAAGTTACACATCCACTAATATATCCTGCTTCATATTGTCCACAGGCATTCTCATAGCTACTGCTACTGTAACCCCAAACTTCGATTCCCTTTTCGATCATACGACGAGACATACCTTCACCAGTACGACCTAAACCAATCATTCCAACTTTCATAAAATTCTCCTACAATTTAATTTGTAACCATGGTAATAGTGGAGGAATAACTCCAATCAATCTGAGAAGGCCCTCAGCAAATAAGCATAAGACAACCCACCCAACACACATGCTGATAATACCTGCGTTTCTATTGTGTCTCCGAATAGCATCGTCAATCATCTCCTGACACTCTTTTTGAGTGATATAATGTTCTGGTTTTATTTCATCCATCCGATGCGGCATTATCTTGGTTTATCATTTTATCAATAGGATCTGGTGCTCCTCCAACAATTGCACATGCTCTCTGATAGAAAAAATTGTTGGTATTCCCAGATGACTCAAAAGTCTCTTTGACTTTCACCCAATTATTATAGGTGTGCTCGTCCATGGTTTTTAGATTGAAATACATATTAGCTATAATAGTTACTAATTTGTATTCGTCAACTTATTTTGATTTCCTAATATTACCTAGTCTCAAAATTCATTTTACGAACTTTGCGTTGCTTTCTTTGTTCTTGCCATAAGATATCTTCCGATGAAAGAACGTCC